AGGCTCTGACCTCAACTGTGGAAATGCGAAAGTCGGAGTTGATGTTCTCATTGGGTAAAATCACGTTAATCTTGTCGGCAGGTTGAAGATGGTTTGTTCCATAGTCGATGACATCGCTTTCCAGAGTGAGAAAATCTATGGGAGAAGCCTTGTAGGCTACCAAAGCCTGAGCCCTGAGAAGACATTCAGCATCTGTCTTTAGTTCATCGTCTGTCACGATTTCTTCTCTGAGCCCATATTGGGTTTGGCTTCCAGAATCTTCCGCTGTTGCTCCGAAATGTTTTTCGGTGAAATGCACTTCATCTGCCCAAAGGCTAAGGTCTGCACTCATCTCAACCCATAGGTCGAATTCCACAGCTACAATGTTGTTCCAAGTGGGGGTGCCTATTAGGACGCTCCAGCCTTGACCAGGACCCAAAAATAGTGAAAACTGATCCCAAGTGTCTTTTGCCAGATTCAAGGTTTTGGTCCACACGTTCGAGGAGCTTCCACTGTGCAGTCTGACGCTTACAACGACATTGTAGTCGGGTCCTGTCCGTGACCATCTTAAGCGAAAATTGAGTTTTCTGTGTCCGTTGGGTAAACCCATCGGGGTGGATGAAAACGCTTTTTTGAAGCGGATGTCATTAGTGTTGGTCAGATAGTCCTTTATCGAATATTGTCCGACCATCTTTTGGGTTGAGTCAGCGCTTAGACTGCCCCATGTGGCACTCCAATCAGTTAAGTCGTTTTCGCACCAGTCGTCAGGTCCTGCAGGCATGTCGTCTTGCTGTTTTCCAAGGACAGTGACTTTATTTCTGACTCTGCTTATGTCCCTGTTGTAACTGGCTGAACCCAGTCTTTCAGAGAGGCTAACTGGGCTGGTCTTGCTTTCTTTTGGGAAGAATGCGAATTTTCCGTCGTATTCTATGCGGAAGTCGAAGCCTACAATTCCTGACTTGACGCTGCTTTCGGCTATGAATTTGAGTATGTCAAAGACTGGAGTGTCCTTATACTCGACAGTGTTGAAAGTTGTGTCCGTGTCTTCTACAAGTTCAGTTGAATTTCTGATATGGCTTAGCCCCGTAAAATTGTCGATAAGGTCTTTGACTATGGCTTCGCCCTTTGTGCTTGTGTAGCGTTTGGTCACGAGTCGGCGGAACAGTTGCTCCCCATTACATCTGCCTTTAACTATCATGTAATGTTCGTCGTCATTGTCTTCTTCAGCATAGTCTTGACACTCAATTTCCTCTATTCGCCCAGTAAGAATCAAAGGAGAATTCGGGTCTCTCCCGATTGAGATTGAAGCAGACAGCCCGACCGTGAGAGTATTCGGTGAAGTAACATACTTCTTGTCCCAGTTATAGAGGGTCACCTCGAAACTGCTGACTTCTTTCGTGGCTCCCAAATGGACAAAGGCGTCTATAATATCTGAGACTGGAGGAGTCACCGAACCGAAAGTGACTGAAACCTTTGGTATTGCGGGTTCGCTCACGTGGTTTCTACGCCCCTTCGTCTTTCAGCCCATTTGCTGAAAGTTGACAACACCGCTTCGGCTGTGGCTCTGGGGCTGGTTGCTCCAGAAATGTAGAAGTTGACTGTGCCAATTGTTGTGGCTTGGAATCCTTTAGGCAAGACATACTCTCCAGCGTGCAGCATGTAAATGCCAGTTTCATGAATTGGACCTCCAAATTGTCGCGATGGAATCGCTGTGGTTAAGGCAATTGCGCCAGCTGCTATGACTGCTGAAGCAGCCAGTATCGCCCATCCAATAGGACCTGAGAGAGCGTGAGCAACCGCATGTGCTATTGCCCGAGCTTTTTCAGCAATCGTTACTGCCCAACTTGACGCAGCTATGGAGGCAAGCCAACCAACAATGGCGCCACCAATTTTCGTGATGCCTGAAGCCATGGCATCCGCGAAACCGTGGGCTACTCCTCGAGCTTTCTCAGCAATAGTGACAGCCCAAGAGGCGTTAACTACGTACGAAAGTCCTCGAACAACTGTGCCTGTCATGGCAACCATGCTGCCCATTGTTGTGATGACGTCTGCTTGTTCTTTGTTCAAGATGCCGAATTGCTCGCCCAGTTTTCCGATGGCTATGGCTGATGCGCCCAAAGAAGCGATTTCTCTTGCTGTACTTCTGATACTTCGGCTCATGCTTGCGCTGTCTTTGGATATTGTCTCGAACTCTCTGCTTGCCTTGTTTGTCGCTGTAATTTCAATGTTGATATTTGCCCAACTCATGGCTTAGCCTCCCTCTTTGCGGTTTCTATTGCTTCCAAAATTATGGCTTCAAGCTGAGGTAGGTATTCTTGAATAGCTGGGTAAAGATACGGTCTGGCTCGCATGTATCGGGTGCCCAATTCAACGTAAAGAGCGTAAGATGCTTCTGCTCCAACTTCAGCTATCCATTCTTTCACCTTTGCATAAATTGTACTCCGCAAGTAGCCTGTGCGAACTGGAACTCTCTGCTGAGCTGAAGCCTTAATGTCGGCGACTAAGCCATGCAATCTGCGATGCACTTGCCTTTGAATTGCAGAGTCAAGCTTCTTCATGGCTGCTTGAAACTCTTCTATGCCTTTGGCATCTAACGAGATTTCAACGGACACGCCTGCTTTCCCTCTTCGTTTTCTCCATTTCTTCTTGAGTTTGGTTGTCTAATTCGTTCAAAATCGCGATGAATGAATCAACCTCTTTTGCTGACTGTCTGCGTAGTTCTGTAGGTGTCCAGCCGAACTCTTTGCATAGGCGAAATTCAGTGAGGCTTGGGTGAGGTTTGCCAAGTTTCATCGCCTTTACGAGTTTTTTGCTTCTTCTTCCGATAGACCGCAGACTTGCTTTGCGACTTTGCCAAGTAATTGCCCTAACCCGATTGGGATGCCATCTGTTTCGCTGAGTAAATTTTCAAGTGTGATCGGTTTGTTGGCTGGCTGTTCTTTGAGTGATGCGATTATTAGCTCCGCTTGAATTGCTACATAGTCGCTGTTGACTACTTGTCCAGATATCGGGTGATATTTTGTATGTTTTTGAATGATGCGATTTCGTTTAGCCCATGTGATTTCATTGAAGACGTATCTGCCGCTATATTCAGCGCCAAATCGTTCGTCAATTTCGATTGTTTCTGTTTGCATAGGAATCCCTCCTAAGCAATAGCCAAGCTTTTTGCGGTGAACTTGAGCTTCTGGGGCACTTCTGCCTCAACTTTTGTGGGTAAATTAATACTCGCGTATTTGCAACCGCTAAAAGTGTATGTGTCAGTGCCAATGGTGAATTTGATTTCTCCACTCCAATCAGCCATAAGTCCTTCGACGTACTGCTTGTTCGTTAGGTAGGCAGTCAATTCTATGTCCAATTCCAGTTGTCGTCCAAGCAACCACTTGAGCAAGTTCCCGCTTGTCGAGCGGATTACTGGATAACGCTTCAAATTATTCACGATGGAAAACGTAAACTCGTAAATGTCCGTTACCTCCACTGTAGCTAACTCTATTTTTACGTCGCTTCCACGCTTCGGTGTTGTTCCCGGGTCTGCTGCATATGTGGCTCCAGTTGGATGTGAAGTGCCTACTGAAACGTCCTGTCCAATTATTTCAGTTTCAACATTGATTTCCATGTCTTCGCCAGACAAGACTGAACCTTTGACAGCAACTTTGTTGAGCAGGCAGCCTTTGTGGAGCAGGTTGAAATCGAGATTTCCAGTTGCAGGACTAATGTAGTAGACTTCGATGCTCATTGGAGTTCCGCTGCCTGTGGGCCATCCACTTGCAATGTTGTTTAGAAAGGCTTTGTTCTGCATGGCATAGTCGATTTTGAGGTTGACTTTCCTTAGTCCCGCAAGAATATACTGCAGTTGTCGTGAGCCTAAACCTCTTAGTTTGATTAGGCTTGGGTCAATGGCTGGCTCAACGTTCTGTAGGATGCCAATCCACTGAAATGCGGGATTTGCTGGTGTTACGCCGTAGCTTGATTCATTTACATAGTAGGCGAATGCTTCTTCTCCACCATGAGGATAACTCATTTCTTATTTTTTCCTCCTAAAATGTTGTTTCATAACGGCTTGTTCTGACTATGATTTCAACCGTCCAGTAAGGCGGTTTAGAATCCACATTCTGTCCTTCAGTTATGGCTTCAATGTCGACATGCGTCAGAGATCCGCCTGGGTTCTTGCGTTTAGTCCGTATGATACGTTCTATCTCATGCCTAATTTTCCAGCGCATCTCTTTTCCTGTGATGCCTTTTTTATCGATGCTGAAGCCTGTGATCTTGTAGCGGTCTCGGTATTTGACCCATGATCCGCTGATGTTGAGTTTCTGTACTTCAGAGCCTGAGGCAAGACCAACTGTGATTTGAGCATCAAAATTCTTGAAGAGTTCACCGTTGAACCATTCGTGGCTAACATGAACCTTGGTTGGCTGACCTTTATCCTTTGTAAGTTTGATGTTGTTTCTGA